CGACGGCAGTTGGGTACGGGGCACAGGCCACAACAAATTACGCAACCGCAGTCGGCACTGGGGCCACGGCATCTGCGGACAACGCGATTGCTGTCGGAGAAGGTGTAGTCACAAGTGGAAGTTTTGCCGTAGGAATCGGGGATGGAGATACCGAGTCTAGTGCATACGGAACGGTTGCCATTGGACGGGCAGCCGTTGCATCTAATATCGGTGCGACCGCGCTGGGCTCGGGTGCTTCGGCTGGTTACACGAACTCGATGTCACTAGGCATCGGGGCCACCGCTACCGAGGCATACCAGATTCGGATCGGCACATCAGCGGAAACTCTGAGCGTGCCAGGTCTTATTACGTCCCCTGTGGCAACGAACTCGATCTGGCGCGGAACGAACACGCTGAACGGCCGGCTGGACCTTGTGCCCAGATCTAACAGCGCGCTCGCCAACGGCTACAACAGCGACGTTGTGCTCGGGACCAACGTATATATCCGGCTGAGCGGCCCAAGCGCGGCGTGGACCAACGTTGGATTTCGGGCGGCGGCCGCAGTGGATGGCACATTCCACATCGTGCAGGCGGACAACCCGGGGCTGAGCTTCACGATCCTCGATAACTCGGGGCTCGATGCGACGGCTGCGAACCGCATCCTGACCGGCACCGGGGCGTTGAAAAACAGCACGAACAATCCGGTTGTTTTCAAGGTCATTTACGACGGATCTGCGAGCCGCTGGCGCCTGTTCGACTGGCCGCCTAACTGAAAATGATCTCGCGCATTTTAATCTGGGGAATCGTTGCCGCCATCTGCATCGTGGCGACGTTGGGGGTGATGTCCTACGTGAGAGCGGTTGATGATTCAGCAACGAAGGTTCAGGCGTTCGATCGTTTCAATAGCAAGGTGCGCTGATGGCCGACTACAAAATCAGGATTATCACTGAGGCCGAAAAGGCTCAGTTGCAGGGCGTCGCCAAGGAGGTGGACAACACCACGGCGGCGACCAAGAAGCTGGACGACGCACAGAAGAAGGCCGGCGATTCCACGAAGGGATTTGCGAAGGAGCACAAGGGGCTGTTGGACGGATTTAAGAAGCTCGGGCAGGAGGTGCCGCTCCTTGGCGCCGCGCTAAACGCGCTCAAGAATCCTTACACGGCGATCGCGTTTGCTGCGGGATTGGCAATCGTCAAGGTTCGTGAGTTCGCCGAGGTGGTAGAGGAGTCAGCTGCGAAGGCGCAGGGGCTCGACAGGTTCAACTCCATCGTGCGCGTGTTCAACACACTCAGCGCGGAGCAGCGGGCTAAACGAAGCGCGCTCGCGGAGAATCTGGAAGACATCGCCGGCAAGGCAAAGACGGCTGAATCGCGGTTGTCAGAAGTGAACGCGCAGATCGAACGCACGTTGAGACTCGAAGGAAACGAGGACACAGCTAACAAGGCCAATGAATTAGCGCGTATTGATGCGCAGGTGCAGGCCGGGACGCTGGACGAAGCGGGTGGCATTCGGGCAAAGGCTGGAGTTGAAGCGAAGTATTCGGCGCGCGCTACGGACCGTGAGAACAGGCGGGCTGCTGGGCTTGTCACAGCCACAGGAAACGCCAAGCGCGCGGCTGAGGAACGTGCGCTTGAGCTTCGTCGAAAGCTGCCTGGCCTTGAGGCTGCCGAATTTGCAGCGGCAGCCAAGCTTTCTCAGGCCCAAGCGCAGGAGGAGAATCTTACCGCAGGCGGTGTCTTCATAAACGGAAAGGCGATTCCATTGGCCGAGGCATTGCGGCAGCGCAATGAGCTTGTCCAGAAAGGTCCGCCGAAAGAATTTGGGTTATTATCCATGGGATTGGACCCCTCGGATGAAATTCGCCAAAAGCAGATCGCCTCGTTGGAAGCTGGAATCGGAAACTTCCGCCAGTCGTTGGATCTCCAGAAGTCGCTGACGAGAACCGCGCAATCCGAGTTTGACGTTGCCGCAGGTCGGGCGGCGTCAGCCCGTCAAGGAATCGGATCAAGCGAAGCCGCGTCGGCATCGCTCGGTTCCCAGTTCTTGAACCAAGCCGCAGGATTCAATGAGGAGTTGGCCAGCGGCCGGCGCGTGGCTGCGACAGATGCCAGCACGAGAGGCATTGCGGCCGACACGGCGGCGTCTGCGGCAGCAATGCAAGAGGCCGCCAAGGCACAGAAGGAAGCGGCAGCGGCACTGCTTGAGGTGATGAGGTCGCTTGGCAAGGAGGCCGACAATCTGAGGAGCCGTTCGCGGTCTTCCGCAGCATCCGGGGAATGATATGGCGCGCCCAGTCTGGACACTTACGATCGGGAGCACTACCAAGACGCTTGCAGAGTGGGGGTTGATGTCGCCAAGGCTATCCACGATGAACCTCGGGCGCGATGTGCTCACAGCCGAGACGGCCGCCGAGTTCGATTCTTCCGTCATCGCGCCCTACGGCACGACGGCGAAGCTTTACAGGGACGGCGTCAAATGGTTCGACGGCGAGTCCTTTGTCACGCCCCGGAGCGCCCGTGGGTCCATCGAACGGCAATCGCTGTCCTTTGTTGGGCCGTGGAACTTTCTGGAGCGGAACGTCTACAAGGCACCGTGGTTCCGGGCGGCGGACGGATCGACGATCTACACGTCGCATCTCCTGTTCCCGCTTCAGTCCGTGGCGCAGCACATCACGGATGCATTGACCTACGCGATTGCGCGCGGGGCAAACATGCAGATCGGGACCATCACGGCGCCGATCGTTCCCCCGGCGTTCGAGGTTACGGACATAACGATTGCCGGTGCAATCATGCGCCTGTCGCACTATGCACCGGACTGCGTTGGGTGGTTCGACTACTCGACCGATCCGCCGACGTTCCACTTCAAGCCTCGCTCGGTGCTGACCACGGTTCAGTTGACGATGCCGACACCTGGGGAACCTTTCGGCAGCCGGCTGGAGATGATCGAGCCTGTGGCCCGGGAGGATTTGCAGGTCGAAAACGTCGCGCTGACGTTCGAGATCACGTCCCACGTGGACGGCGAGGAGGTGTTTGGGTTCTACCTCGACCACTACCCCCTGAGCACTACGGGCCTTGAGGACGGTTGCATGAGTGCGGTAATCAACCTTCAGGGGTTCAGCGCGACTACGGTGCAGGGGACGGTCATCGCTGAGACGATCGATACATCATCATTGGATTGGTGGCAAAAAGCCGTGCCCGCCCTGAACGATTCTAGAATCCTCGGGCTTCGGTTCGCTGGAACTCCTAACCGTATCGGATACGACGGGGAGGACAGCCTACACCTTCCGCGACGGATTATTGACGGGCAGGTGGCTGAGTGGATGGTGAACCCGGACGGATCGGACATCGACTGGCAAAAGGAGGTAATCACGTGCGAGTTCGAGATGCAGGTTCGGCTTGATGATGATCCCGTGCTTTCCGATCGCAACGTGCGGGTGGCAAAGCAGAAATATCAGGTCGAGCTGACAGCTACGAATGCGCCGGCCGGCGAAACCAACTACAGCACGCTTGCGACATTTGAGGACGGCGACGTGCAGCCCGTGGGCATGGCGCAGTATCTCTACAACTCGTTGAACCCGCTGCAATACGACGCGCAATTCGTGCAGCACAAATCGGATTGCGACGGCGAGGTTTCGCTTGGGATGTGCGTCAGCCTGGAGAACTCATCGGAGCCAGCCTGGGCCACGATGAGGGCACTGGTGCAGCAAGTGTCCTTCGACATCGACCGGGGAGTGACAGAAATCGTCTGCGGGCCGGCGCGGCATCTGAGCATCGACCAGATCCTTGAGCTGCTCCGGGTCGGTCGCATACGCAGGCGGTGGACGAACCCGAGCACGCAGACAGACGGCAGCATCAGCGCGCGCAACGTGGAGCTCGGAAAGGCGACGGCAAACAACAACGCGGTTCCAGCCACCCCGGAGTTCGAACGGTTCATTGTGAAGTCCACCGGGCGCGTCATCGACCTTCAGGCCAAGGCTGGATCGGAGAAGTTCGCGATCAACTTCGGGGATGGGCAGACACTCACGATCGAGAAGACTGATGCGGCATGGCTGGTGCCATCGGCAGCAAATCGGCCGCTGGCGGTGCGCGAGGTGTGCGTGCGGGTTGCGGGGGTTGCGCGGAAGATGCTTGTGATCGGCTCCGTCCCATACGACTGATGAGCACATGCGCCGAGCTTCCTCAGTTGGGGTGCTGTGATGAGGAAACACCTCCGCACCTCTTGGGAATTTCAATCATATTCAACAGCACCGACAATGGTGGGCTCCCGATCAATCTGGACAGAAATCCTGGCATCATAGATTACCTCGCCCTTAAGTTGGCACAGATGCCATTCCCCATTCCATTTGATGCGCCTGGAACTATATCCACTTTCGACGTCTACCGTTTGTTTTTTCGGGGTTTGGACAACGACATTTTTAATGGAGAGCGCTATGAGTTTTTCAGCCAATCCACGCAGCAGTTTGGAGATGTATTGATCGGTGGGGAGCAACGATTCGATTCTGCTCGCGGGGAGTTTTCTTGGGTGGCCGCACGGTCTGACTTTCTAGTGTTTTCGCGGCAGTTGGTGTCTTTTGAAATCCGGAAAGTCCAACTAACCTTGGGGCCGACCAGATTTCCGGTGTGTATTACCTCAACCGTGGATGGCGTAACAAATTGCGAAGCGCCTCGCGTCGTCTCTCAGCAGGCAAACGGCATTTGGGGCCACGATGGCAGGCACATCGAAATGGCCTGCATTTACCCCTCCATAGCCAGCATCGCTGGACGTAGTGGAGCGTGGCGTGGATTACGTCGTGCGGACATCCTGGAGACCCAAGACATAGCTCCGTGCTGCGACCTTTCAGCACTTCCCCCATGAGGGTTAGATTGACCCACATTTACGCCGCGGTCACTGATCGTCCCGAAGGCTATTTGGAGGCAGTTCTTCAGGCCGGCCAAATCGAGGGGGAATGGCTGGTCCTATCTGACGATTCCTACATCGATCTGGCTCGACGTTTTCGGCCATCCATAGGAGCTCAAGCCGGAGGGGCTTTGCAGGCCGCTGGCAGGTGGCTTGCAGGAGGCATGCAAACCGTATCTGGGGAGGCGTTGGAGGCGCGGAAAAAGACCTGTTTGCCGTGCCCCGCTTGGGACCCGAAGGCAGCCCGATGCATCCAGTGCGGCTGCGGGTCAATTAAGTGGTACTTGGCGTCAGAATCTTGCCCGTTGGGATACTGGTAGGCCGTTGTTCCCACGTTGTTCCCACTTGCGCAAGACGACAGCCGCGGCGCGTTCCGCCGAGTTCTGCCGCAGGGCTGATTTTTCAAGCAATTAGATTCATTTGAAACTCAAATACTTGCGTTGGATTCGGATCTGGAATGCAAAAAAGTATTTGCACTGTTTATGGATGTGGAATAGGGTCTCTACATCGAAGGGGCCAGTAACCCCGGAGAGAGCAAAACGAAAGAACCAAAGACATGGCCACAAAGAAAACCCTGTATCACTCCGAGCTGTCCAAGCTCGGTCCGGTGACGATCGAGATCACTTCCGATCTCATGGAGTCAAAGTACAAGAAAGGCACCTACTTTGTAGGAGTCAAGCTAGACGGTGAAGAGCGCACGCTCAACATAGAGAACGATGAGTGCGGCGCGGCGCTTGACCAGCGCAAGGGGCAGGTGCTCACCATCGAGGCCACCGGCTCGCGGGAGTCGGCCGAGATCACCATTCTCGACACGCCGCCCGACGAACCCGCAGCTCAGGCGCCCGCGCGCCCGGCCGCCCGACCGGCGCCGGTTGCCAGGCCTGCGGCAGCCCGGCCGGCAGCGGCACCGGCGAAGCAGCAGGCCGCGGCAGCACCGGCGCACAAGCCCGGCAGCACGGCGGCACTCATCCAGCTCGGCAACCTTGAAATCAAGGTGCAGTGCATGTGCGCAGCGGTGTCTGATGCGCTCATCGCCGGCCGGGACATCGTGCTTACGGATGCGCAGCTTGCCGGTATGGCTGGCCGCATGTTCATCGAGTCGGTGCGCGCCGGGCTGCATCACGGGATGCCGTCGGATCATCTCATCGACTGCACGCCGAAGGGTGGCAAAGCCCCGGCGCAGTCCTGCACGCCGAAGGGTGGCAAAGCCCCGGCGCAGTCCTGCACGCCGAAGGGTGGCAAAGCCCCGGCGCAGTCCGAACCGTCCGACAACGACGGGGGTGCAAATTGAAGCTGTCGTTCGGAAACGTGAAGGGCCGTAGCGGCGAATACCTGCTACCCGCCGTGTCGGTCGTGGTCGGCGAAAACTTTTCCGGAAAGTCGGCCATCCTGACGGCGCTGCGGTTGGCGCTCATCGGCTACGACCCGGCCCTGGGCAAGGCGCCCGGTGCTACGTGGCAACTGTCCGGTGGTGCCGAGATGTCCGTTGCGCTATGGACGGACAAGGACACCCACTGCCGGCGCACATGGAAGATGGCCAAGGGGTCGATTACGAAAGATGAGCAATGTTCCACGTGGAACATTCCGGCCGCACTGGTTGACGTTCGGGAGTTTCTCGGCATGCCGGCGAAGAAGCGGGCCGAATACATCCTCGGGCTGGTGCCGGTGGCTGAGGCCTCAGTGTCGCCTGCACGGCTGCGCGCCGAGATTCCGGTGGAGCATCTGACTCCGGAAGTGACTGACTTCCTTGAGTTTTGGGAAGGAGACCGGCAGGAGCACGGCACGGCGGCCGGCCCGTGGCTGGCCAATCTTTGCGAGCAGGCGGCGGTAAAGGCGCGTGAGTCGGCTGCGGCAGCAAAGGAGGCTGAGTCGGCAATGCGCCAGTTCGTTGCGGATGTGCCGGTGCTCGGGGTAGCTGACCAGACGGCCGAGATTGCGCGCATCGAATCCGAGATCGACCGGCTGACCCGGGAGGATGCCGCGCACCGTGCGGCCCAGGCGGCGATTACAAGCCTCGACCGCGATCGGATGCTGCTCCAGACGTTGGAGCAGGAAATCGTCGCGCAGCGGGCAGCCTTGGCGGCGTACGCCGTATCCCCGAAGGAAGCGGCAGAGGCTGGCAAGCTTGCGGAACTTGGGGAGTCCCTTCGGGCCGCCCGCCAATCGCTGGAGCAGGCGCAGGCGCAGCGCAAGAAGCTCGGGCGCACCGGCAAGTGTCCGACGTGCGGTTGCGAGGCGGTGAAGCTCGGTGCGAAGCTGGACCGGGAGATCGCGAAGCACGGCGCGGCGGTGGCCGAGCTGGAGCCGAAGCTTGCGGCGGCGGAAGCTGGAGTGAGTCGATCGGTGGCGGCCGGGTCCATCGTCGCCAAGATCCGCGAACTGGAACCGCGCATTGCGGATCTCAAGGGCCGATCGATCGCCGTCCAAGCCTACGACGAGGCGGCGCACGCGGATGTATCCAAGGCGCTGAGCGATGAACAATACCGGCTGAGTAAGACCCGGGCGAATCATCACCAATGGGTCAAGGTGCAGGAGCGGCGCCGGTTGCAGGCCAAGATCGAAGCGTCGGCAACCTCAAACAAAGCCGAGGCCGCGACGTGGAACGGGGTTGCGAAGGCGCTGAAGCGGGTCCGGGACGCAGCGGTTGCGGCGGCGTTCGGGGACTTCGCGGATCGGATCGAGCAATTCACGACGGGGATCTTGCCGTGGCAACTACAGGTCCATGACGGTGACCTGGGTTACTTCATTGACGGGACTTGGGTCAGCCATGAGGTTTTCTCCGGATCGGAAATGGCACTGGTCTACGCGGGGCTCGGGGTGGCTCTGGCTGGGGATGCTACGGTGAAGATCGTGATGATGGACGAGGTTCTCATCAGCCACGACAACAAGCGCAAGATCGCCGACCGGATGCTGGCCCTGGCAAAGCAAGGAGTCATCGACGCCTTCATTGTGGTTGATGTCACGGATTCTGGGTGGCCCAACTGGTGCAAGTTTATTCATGTCGAAAGCGAGGTGAAGCCATGAACCTGAATCCTGAACAACTCGCTGCGGTCGAGTCCACGTCGGAACGCGTTGCCGTCATCGCTGGCCCAGGCTCTGGTAAGACACAGGTTATTGTTGAGCGTGTGCGGCGCATGCTCAACAAAGGCCGCAAGGTCGCAATTGTCACGCTCACGAATTCGGCGGCGGACGAGATCACCGAACGACTCGGGGACTCAGAGCCGTGGCACTGCGGCACCATCCACGGGCTGGCGCTGCGCATCGTGCGGATGGGCAATGCGAATGTCACGGTGCTGTCCGAATCGGACGCGGAGCAACTGGAGACCGAAGCTTGCTCGCGGGTGGGCTACAAAGGCACGCGCAAAGCATTCGAGCATGCGAAGGCGTGCTTGCTGGAGACGGGATACATCACCGGGGAACGCGATGCAGTGGCGGCGGTGCGGTCGTGGCTCGGGATGCAGATCGACGGCGGCGTGCTGACGTTCGACGGGCTGCTTCACTTCGCGGCCGAGATGCTGGCCAGCTGCGAGATTCCAAATCTCAACCTGGTTGTGGACGAGGGGCAGGACTGTGCCACGGCGGACTTCCGGATCTTCCGGCTGCTGCGGCCGGTGTCCACGTTCCTCGTCGGAGATCCAGACCAAGCGATCTTTGGGTTCCGTGGCGGGAACCATCTGGCATTTCTGCGAGCGACTGAGGGAGGAACGGTGCTAAAGTTGGAGCAGAACTACCGATGCCCGGGGGATGTTTGCGCGGCAGCAAACAGCCTGATCAAGTGGAACGATCAACGGATTCGGAAAATAGTAGTGCCGAACAAAGGATTGGGCTTGGTCACGACGGTGCATTGCCCCAGGTTTGCGCTGGAGGCTTTGTCGATTGCATCCAAGATCGAAGATTCCAGGGTGGCCGGCGAGTCGTGCGCAGTCATCTGCCGAACAAACATGATCGTGGATATGGTTCGGACCGCCATCGGGCTGCACGAGAAGCGCATCGAGTTGCCGAGCGACTGGACCAAGTGCCGGCAGTTGCTGTCGGTGATCGTGAACCGTAACAATGATTGGATTGCATCCATCGCGGCTCAGTCCTGCGGGCTGGGGGATTCCCGGGTGCTGCGAACCCGATCAGCATCATGCGGTGTTGCAGTGTGGAAAAGTGCATTCAGCCAACTTCCGGATCGTGGATGGCTTAACTGGGTGGCAACCCACGTCAGCCAAGAATCTATTCTCCGAATCCGCGATGTTCTTGGGGATGCTGCCTTGCTCGAACCGCTAACACCCGAGATGCTTGTCATGCTCGACGATGCCGAGGTGGACACCAGCGATTCAATCGTCATGACAATCCACAAAGCCAAGGGCCGCGAATTCGATCGCGTCTGGATTCCGTGCTGCGACGTGGATCACTATTCAGGTGATGACGTGGAGGAACTGCGCCGGTTGATCTTCGTCGCGGTGACGCGGACCAAGCAGCAACTGACTTTGAGCTGGTCTGATCAGAGGCCGAGCTACGGCGGGAAGTACATTGAAACGTACGCGAGTCAGATGATTGAGGAGATGGGACTATGAGCGAGAAAACAAAAATTCAGTGGTGTGACCACACGTTCAACCCGTGGGTAGGCTGCACTAAAGTCAGCCCAGGATGCGCAAATTGCTACGCTGAGGCTCTGATGGACACCCGTTACGGCAAAGTAAAATGGGGTAAAAATCAGCCTCGCGTCAGGACAAGCGCGGCGAATTGGAGGCAGCCGATAAAGTGGAATAAATCTGGAGCTACTGGAAAGCTGCGCCGACAGCGCATTTTCTGCGCCTCTTTGTCCGACTGGCTCGACGACGAGATTCCGATCGAGTTGCTCGCGGATTTGATGAATCTCATCTACGCCACGCCGAACCTAGACTGGCTGTTGCTGACAAAGAGGCCAGAAAACTTCGTTTCTAGGCTATCGGGTGTTCAGTTCGGGACCGAAAACGCCGATGGCAATTGGATCGACTGTTGGCTCAGTGGCGAACCCCCAAAGAACGTCTGGATCGGCACCAGTGTCGAGGACCAGGTCCGCGCGAATGAACGAATCCCGGAATTGCTGAAGATTCCGGCGTCGGTTCGGTTCTTGAGCGTGGAACCGATGCTGGGTCCGATTAACTTTAATTACTCCTGCCTTAACGGTGCTGATTCACTCACCGCGATGCCTGGCATCAATCTCGTAATCTTCGGCGGCGAGTCCGGCCCAGGCGCACGACCATGCAGTGTCGAATGGATCCGTGACGGCGTGCGCCAATGCCGCGCGGCAGGCGTGGCTCCGTTTGTGAAGCAACTCGGGGCCGATTGCCGCTGTGACAACGCGAACGAATTCGACTGGCCGGATGACGCGCAACTGGAAGCGGCGGGCGAGGCTTTCGCGTCGTGTCGCGTGCGTCTTAGAGACAAAAAAGGCGGCGACATGTCCGAGTGGCCCGAGGCCCTGCGCGTACGGGAGTTTCCGGAGGTGTCACGATGAGCGCATCACCGTGGAAAAGCCTAAAGCCAGCATCAGGCACGTGCCTGTGCGGGAACATTGCCAATGCGAGGAAAGGCAACGACTGGGTTTGCGATCGTTGCCGGCACCTGGAGGCGAAGCAGTATCACAAGTCCAAGGCGCATACGGCGGGCATGAAGCAAAGGCGAGTTTGCGACGCAATCAACGCGGAGGTGCCGGTATGAAGTTCGATCTCATCTACTGCGATCCGCCGTGGACCTACAAAGATAAGTGTCATTCCGGTAAGCGCGGCGCGGGCTACAAGTATCCGTGCATGACGTTGGACGCCTTGACCAACTTGCCGGTCGAGAATGTTGCATCCGAGAATTGCTTGCTCGCGATGTGGTGGGTTAACCCGATGCCGATGGATGCGATCACGGTAGCATCGATGTGGCAGTTCGAGATCAAGACCATGGCCGGGTTTACCTGGGTCAAGCGCACGAAGAATGGCAAGCGTCACTTCGGTATGGGCAACTGGACGCGGGCGAACACCGAGAGCGTCCTGTTCGCGGTGCGCGGCAAGCCGAAGCGTGTGGACGCAGGGATCTCGCAACTGGTCGAGTGCATCAAAGGCGCGCACTCCGCGAAGCCTGTTGAAGTTAGGTTGCGGTTGGAGCGGTTGATGGGGCCGGTGCGACGGTTGGAGATGTTCGCACGGGACACGGCTCCGGGTTGGACCAGCGTCGGGCACGCTGTCGATGGACGCGACATCTGCGAAGCGCTGGAGGAACTTTCGGTCAACCAAGAAATTGTCGTTGAGCAGATGCGCGGAACATGAAACAGTAAATCCAATGCGGCTGGCGTCGCAGAGCACAAAGCAAATGAATCGGTTCAACCTTTTGAGTTGGTCGGGAAATGGGTTTTCTTGGCGCGCCGCCCGGTGTGTCTGCTTTGACCCACGCCAGCCCGACCAACTCAGGAGGGAGGACAGATGCTAGACACGGATATTTTGCGGCCATTGTGGACGCAGGCAGAAGCGATCGAGCTGTGCCGAGAGATTGAGCGAGGATGCCCGCAGTTTGGTTGCCACGTCGCTCTGACTGGCGGCCTACTTTACAAAGACGGACCCCGAAAGGACTGCGATATTGTCTTCTATCGGATTCGACAATTCCCAAAAATTGACATGGACAATCTCCTGCCATGGCTGGAATCAAAGGAGATAATTTTCGAGGACGGATTCGGGTTTGTCCTAAAGTTCAGCTTCAAAGGAAAATCGATCGATGCGTTCTTCCCCGAAGAGCAAGGGGAATACCAGACTGATTCAGAGGCACCTGAGATCGTCGTTCAGGAAGGAGAGGCTATCCCGTGAGGCTTTCAGAATTTCTAATGGACATCGGGCAGCCATTTGCCTACTACCCGCAGATCGCAAAGCTCTGCGGCGGAGTCAAAGAAGGGATTTTCCTATGCCGGATCATCTGGTGGCAGAGGGACCCCGGGGAATGGGTCACCAAAACGATGGAGGAGATTGCAGATGCAACCGGGCTTTCCCTCAAGGAACAGCGGTCGGCCCGGTTGGAACTCAAGGTGCTCGGGATTCTCAAGGAGATGGAGGACCGGCTGGCGCACGAATTGAGCTACCGGATCGACTTCGAGGCGCTTGACGCTTTGTGGGACGGAGCTGGAATTTCCCGAAGTGCCCAAACGGCATTCCGGGGAGTGCCCAAACGGCATTCCGGGGAGTGCCCAAACGGCATTCCGTCTATTGGGAAAGACGGTACTAAAGACAGTACCAAAGAAACACCGGCCGAGCCGGTGCTGGCTTTGGATCGGCCGAAAGCTCAGGTGCAAGTTGCCCGAAGGCCGGACACGCTCATTGACGTGGATGTCATTCCGCGCAAGCCCAAGGCGGTGCCCGAGGTTCCGATCGTCATGCCGGCCGTCTTGGCAGCGAGCCCTGAGTTCTTTGCGAAATGGGATAAGTGGCAGACGGCCCGGCGTGCAATGCGTAAGCCAAAGAATTGGTCGGTGCTTTTCCAGGAGCAGCTTGACTGGCTTTCAAAGTATTCGCCGGAGGTTGCGACGCAGATCCTGAGCAACTCGATCATGAACGGCTGGCAAGGATTGTTCGAGCCGAAGAACGGTCACGCGGCGAACGGTGGCAACGGAAAGGTTCCGGCCTGGCAGGAGCGCAAGGAGTGGCAAGAGCAACTGAAGCGAGCGGAGGACGAGATCAAAACGCTGATGAGCGGCGATAGCCACGCGGACCTGGACTTCGTGGAGAAGGCGACGCTGAAGCGAGCGCGAGCCGTGCGTGATGAGATGCGGCAGAAACTGGGTTATAAGATATGAGCAACTGGGAATTGTTGAATCAAAGGCGGGTTGTGAAAGGTCCTTACGCTTCGGATCCATCATACGGCTTTAACGGTTTTTTTCTATTGTGGATCGGAAACAGACGAGTCAAAGTGATGGCTAGTGATGGGGGTGGGTGGCAGCATGTAAGCGTTAGCTTAGAGGATCGGCCAAACGTATGTCCTGGTTGGGATGTAATGTGTGCGGTTAAAGATTTGTTTTGGGAACCTGAAGATTGCGTGATTCAATTGCACCCACCAAAGAGCGAATACGTGAACTTCCACCCTGGTTGCCTACACCTTTGGAGGTGCACAGACGGAAGAGAACAGCCTGTGCCGCCGTCAATCATGGTCGGCCCGAAAGGAACGAAGTGACCACCGAACAGAACCCGCGCCCGACGATCGTGCATGAGGCGCAGTGCAAGCAGTGCGGAAAAAAGATCGAGCTACAACAAGACTCTGAGTGTCCGGCGTTGCGCGTGCCGGCATGGATTGGGATCGCGGTGTGCGATCGTTGCGGGAAGTACCGGGAGCAGTTGCGGGCCATCGACGACAATATTGCCAGCGTTTCAACCAAGTGGGCTGTCGCAAGTGGGTCCCGAGATCCAAGTGCAGCGAGAGCGGAGTGCAGCGCGCATTTGACAAAGTTGACGCAATCGTTGATCCGGTTGCTGATGCAACGGTGGGGGACGAACGACACTTGGTCAATCGAGTTGGTTGATCTGCTGCTCGACGCTCCGGAGAAGACAAGAATCGCTGTGCGCACGATGGCCCGAGAACATCAGATCGCCAGGGAACGTGCGGACCGTGAGGCAACGAAGCAAGGGAGACTGACCCTGTGAGAGCGCTGGAATTTGCGATGGCATACGACGCTTGGCTTCGGCGATCCGCTCCGTCGGTGACTGAGCCATCGGAGCCGAAGGCCAGCGACTACGGGATCGCTGAGGATATGGCTGAATCGTTGCGTTGGCATGTGCACAGGGCTTGGCATGCGCAGGTGATGGCTAAGGTTAGATCGAGGGTTTCATTGCAAAAAACAAGTTGACCAGAATCAGCGCAACGGCTTATTTGGTCTTGTCGGTCAAAACATCAAACCAAACAAAGAACCATTATGGGTGGAATAACCAGAAAGAAATTGGCCAAGCCGGAAGTGACCCGGCCCAACGTGCAGCGTGCAATCCTCAAAGGGGTGGAGACGCTATACCAGAAACACGGCGGCGAGATCGCCGAGATTCAGGCCGAGTCGGAGCAGAATATGATCAACGTCGCTTTCTCGGTGAAGATTGATTGCTCCGAAGCCGAGCCGATTGTAAAGGTTGGCATCCGCATCCCGAGCACGATCACCGATAGCATGACGGCACGGCTTGAGGACGAGAATCAAGGCGGGTTCGAGTTCCTGGCCGAGGTGGATGAGGTGGATGGGGAGGCTGAGAACCCGAAGCGGTCGCACAAAAATAAAAAGGCCGACGTGGAATCGGAAGTTGAGGTCGCTGCCGGCGCGGAGTAGCTGATCATGAATACCGTCCATCTCATGGGATACCTGAGCCGCGACATCGAGCTGCGGTTTGCGCAGAGCGGCGCGGCGGTCGGCAACACGGCGATCGCGGTCAACCGGAGATGGACGGATTCATCCACCGGAGAAAAGAAAGAGGAAGTTTCCTTCGTGGATCTCACGTTCTTCGGGAAGCTGGCCGAGACGGCAAACGAATATCTGAAGAAGGGCAGCCCGATCGTCATCGTCGGCCGGCTGAAGCAAGACAACTGGGAGGACAAGGCCACGGGGAAGCCCCGGAGCAAGCTTGGCGTCATCGTGGAGTCGATGCACTTCGTGCCCAGAGGCAAGGACGACGCGCAGGAAGCCGGGCCGCGCAGCAAATCGCCCGTGCGCGGGAAGCCGGCGCCGAAGATTGATGCGGAGACGGTGGCCGAGGTGGCGGCTGGGTTTGACAAGGACGATGACGTGCCGTTCTGATGAGCATGATTCACCATCTCACCATGCCTGGCATCCCGATCGACCGCATCACGCCGGACGTAGAGGCGATCGACGGTGAGCACGGGCGATTCCTGGTGCGGTCCAGGAGTAGCGAAAAAAAGTATTTGGTTGACCTGTTCGAGAACGGGTTCGTCGGCAAATGCAGCTGCGCGCACTTCGAGTTCCGGATACAGCCGGACATCGACCGCGGGATCAACGTGAACGGAAACCAATTCTGCTACCACATCAAGCGCGCCGAGCGGTGCTTCATTGAGACGATGAAGCGGGCGCTGTGGGCCACGGGGAACAACCGAAAGAAATGAATGAGCTGGCACTTTTCGCGGGCGCTGGTGGAGGAATACTCGGCGGGAAGCTGCTCGGCTGGCGCTGCGTTTGTGCGGTCGAAATTGACCCGTATGCAGCAAGCGGGCTCGCGGCGCGGCAAAACGACGGCTGCATTCCGGCTTTCCCGATTTGGGACGACGTTGCCACGTTCGATGGAAAACCTTGGCGGGGCTGTGTTGACGTGGTTTCGGGGGGCTTCCCGTGCCAGGACATCAGCGCAGCCGGAAAAGGAGCCGGAATCACCGGAGAACGATCTGGACTCTGGCGCGAAATGGCGCGCATTATTGGTGAAGTTCGACCGCGATTCGTCTTTGTGGAAAACAGTCCATTGCTTGTTTCCCGAGGACTTGCCCGAGCGCTCGGTGATCTTGCCGCGATGGGGTATGATGCGCGATGGGGAATTGTGGGAGCGCATCACGCCGGCGCTCCACACAAGCGGGACCGGATCTGGGTTCTGGCCTACGCCAAAAAGCGCTCCAGCTGGTCCAGACTTTTCCAAACTGTCCCGGAGCAGCACTGGAATGAGCCTGCCGACTGCCGTGCAGATGTTCCAAACGCCAACTGTTCAGGACGCCAACGGACGGGACAGACACAACCAAAGGGACGGATCGACGCGGCCGAGCCTGCTGGGGCAGGTCAGGATGTGGCCCACTCCAGTTTCCTGCATGAGCAAAGGCAGCAGCCCAGCCTCTCTAACCAGGAAATGCGGCAAGGACAGGTCAAAGGACCGGCTCGATCATGCAGTGATGAAGTCCGATGGTGGGCAACTGAACCCAGACTGGGTCGAGTGGCTCATGGGGTGGCCAATCGGGTGGACCGCCTTAGAGCCATTGGTAACGGACAAGTTCCAGCAGTGGTCAGGCTCGCATGGGAAACGCTGATCAAATCATGAAACGCCGCACGACACCGCGCCCGAAGGCGCTTTGGGTCCAGATCCGAGACGCAGGCAAGCCACCACAGAAGCATCAGCGCAAGCGCGTGCGACAGGTGTCCGCTGCTCAACGCGAGAGGCTTTGGGAATACCAGGGAGCCAAACGGCTGTTTTTGATGGGGCGAACGAGGTGCGAGCGGTGCAAATGCGTCGAGGAGCTGGAGTTGCACCACAAACGCGGCCGGCTGGGATCACTGCTGCCAGATCACCGATACTTTGCCGCGCTGTGCGGCAAGTGCCACCGCTGGGTGCATGAGCATCCGGCCGAGGCCCGGGCGGCGGGGTGGCTGGAGCAATGGGGGAAAAGTGAATGAACGAAAAACCAAATGACGGCGGCGCGGCGTTTCCGTCTGGCCCTATGGGCGGAGAATTTCATGGAGAAGATGGATACGTATGTCATCAATGGCCGGGGACGTGCGGCATGTCCCTGCGCGAATACTTTGCGGCGTCGTCGATGCAGGGCTTACGGGCTTCGCTCGGATACCAGTGGGAGTCAGATATGGTTGCGAAGATGGCACTCGCCGATGCCGATGCGCTGCTTAAAGCGATGGGGAAATGAATGACATCGCCAAACGAGCCATCGCAAATGCCGGCGCCGCCGTGCGCCGACTCAATCCGCACTTATTCCCGGGAGCCGGACCTGCGGCTGGTGCTCAACGGCTACGTGCCGATGAGCCACAACAGAGCCAGGGGCGCGCATTGGTCAGTGATGCACCGGGAGAAGATGCGGGCCGCAAAATTCCTTCGGGCCGCTATCGAATCCGATTTGTCGTCTATTCAACTCGGCCTTGCGACTGGGACAACTATCGAACGAAGGCTTTACAGGACTGCGTTGTCGCTGCTGGATTTATTCCAGACGATGGGTGGCGGACGCTCGAAGGCGAAGTCGTGACACGCAAGGCGAAGACAAAGATTGAAGAACGAACGGTGATTGAGATTTGGAAACTATGAGAACAACTAAAGAACAACTGGCCGGACAAATGTACGACGCTTACTGTGCAGCGGTTGGTGGCTTGGCGTTTAACGGATGCAAGTTGCCTTCGTGGAAAGAATTCGCTGCGGACCCTAACAAAGTCAAGCAGGCCGATGGATGGCGGACAGCAGCTCAAGCCGCGATCGATGAAATCGCAAATGACCCGGGGGCATGGGAATGATCAAGCGAACGAAGAACACGGTGGCACAGAAGCGGTGGCAAGATGCGATTGAGCCGGTGTGCGACTTCGCGGACGCGAACCGTGGCTTCCGCGCCGCGCTCGAAAAGCGGCTGGGCAAGCGGTTCCGGAGTCGGGAAAAGAACTGGCGCGTGATGCTGGACCTGTGGCTCACGCGCAACCCGGATCGCAGGCGCGAGCCGCTGGCCGGAACGGGCATTGTGGTGCTGGAAGAGGCCGAAAAGCTCATGGCAAACTGGCCTGAAAATAATGCAAAATAGTGTTTGCATTCCTGCGGAGTTTGGGTAGATTGAACGCATCAAAGGCACCGGGCCAGTAACCCGGGGCCGAACGAAACAGGAACAGTATGACGACCGAACGAATGAGCGAGGAAAAGTTTCTGACTGGGGTGGATCAATTCTGCAACGCGGTCATGCACGGGGTTGCCAAAATGCTCAAGAGCACCAGCCGCAAGATTGATTACTCAAAGGTTTGCGCGATCATGAAGGAAGAGGTTGGCAAGTTTTTCTCCACTTCGGATCACACCTACGACTCGGAGCGGATTTGCGTTTTGAAAGGCAGCCTGAACGATGGTGTCATCGTGGCAGCCGTGATAGTCAACTGCGTCGATCGGGCAATTGCTGAAGGGGCTCTGCAATGAGTATCACCCTCTGCCTCTCCTGCGGCCAGCCCATGGCCCCCGGCGCCGAGCGGCCGCCGAGCATGGGCAACTCGAACCAGTGCGTGCCATGCGCGACTGGCATATCACTTCCGGCCGAAGGATCGGCTGCGTATCGGGCCACGGACGGCCCAACTCCTGCCGAGTGCGGCGAGGCTCTTCGAGTGTGGCGGGACTGCCACGGGGCTGACGTGCGAGCGGTAGGAGACACTTTGCCACCGGTTACTGTGCCCAGGACTCATCCCCCTGCGGAGTCGGGACCGGCAACGACCGAGGCCGGTGGCAATCCCACTCCTGAGCGGGCTGGATACGCCCGCACACCGGGCGCCCAGGGCTCTGCCTCCGAGGCATCTGCTGGCGCCCACCCTTTCCCGCGCGGGAGGTGGACATGAGCACCATGCAGCCGCCCTCCGCTCCCGTGGTGCTGGCCATTGAGGATCTGCTTGCGTGGGGCAAGCCGACCCAGGTTCAGACCAAGGCCGGCCCGCGCATGGTCCGCAAGGCCGCACCGACCGAGGGCTTTTGGTCCGCGTGGAGGGCAGCCAAGGAACAGCTTCGGGCGGCCGGGGTGTCAGTCACGCAGTATCAGGGCCAGTGGCAGGTGGCTTGGTGGATCCCGATCGACCCGGAGCAACTGGCTCGTGAGCAGGCTGCCCGCGAGACCGCGCAGGCGCTGACCCGGGCGACGGACGCCGAAGTGGACGTGCCCCGGCCGGAGGGTCTGGAATATCGGGGTTACCAGAAGGCTGGCGTGGCGTTCGGGGCCGCGTGCTGGAAGGCCGGACGGGGTGTGCTCATCGCGGATGAAATGGGGCTCGGAAAAACAATCCAGGTGATCGGGCTCATCAACTCCACACCGGAGATCAAGCGCGTGATCATCGTGTGCCCGAACACGCTCAAAGGAAACTGGAGCCGGGAGTTGCGGAAGTGGCTCACGCGCCCGTTGCGGATCGGGGTCCAGAAGGCCGGCGTGCCGTGGCTCGGTGACGTGGTGGACATCGTGATCGTAAACTACGACATCGTGCACAAGTATCCCGAGGCGCAGATCCCTTGCTGGGACCTGCGAGTGATGGACGAAGCGCACTACTGCAAAAACCCGAAGGCGCGCCGGACTAAGGCGACGCTGAGCACGCGGGCTTGGCGTAAGGTATCGTTGACCGGGACGCCGATCGAGAACCGGCCGGTCGAGCTGTGGCCAATCATAAGCGACCTGGACCCGGCATCATGGGACCCGAAGAAAGGCTTTTTTCGATTTGCGAAGACCTACTGTGACGCGAAGAACAACGGCTTCGGCTGGGACTTCTCCGGGCACAGCAAGGAGCAGGAGCTACAGCACAAGCTGCGCAGCACCATCATGGTGCGCCGGCTTAAGTCGGACGTGCTTACGGAGCTGCCGCCGAAGCGCCGGCAGATCATTGAGATCGAAGCATCCGGGAATTTCAAGGCCGCCGAGGCATCAGCGCGGGACGCAACGGAGCGGCTCGATGAACTGCGTGCGCGGGTGGAGTTGGCCCGGGCAAGCGACCGGCGCGAGGACTACGAGGCAGCCGTGCAGGAGCTTGAGGCGGGTGCTGGGGCTGCGTTCGCGGAGATGAGCAAGCTGCGTTACGAGCTGGGTATGGCCAAGCTTCCCGAGGCAATCGCGTTCATCGAGGACGCGCTGGAGTCGAGCAAGGTAATCGTGTTCGGGCATCACATCGACGTTGTTCAGGCGCTCAAGGCGAAGTTCCCGCAGGCGGCGGTGATCACTGGGGACACGCCTGGTGACCGACGCATGGCCGAGGTGGACCGCTTCCAGTCAGACCCGAGGTGCAATGTGTTCATCGGGAACAACGCGGCTGCGGAGGGGATCACGCTCACGGCCGGGAGCCACGTGATCTTCGTGGAAGGCGACTGGGTGCCGGGCAAGCTGGCGCAGAAAGAGGACCGCGCTCACCGCATCGGGCAGCGGGACTCGGTGCTTGTGACGTACCTGGTCGTGGACGGGACGATTGACGCGGACATGATCAAGGCCAACGTCGAGAAGCTCGGCGTCATTGATGCGGTGCTGGACAAGGTGACGGACTACAAGGAGCAGGCTGCGGCACCATCGGCAGGCGATGCGACGTCGGTGCGGGCCGCCCGGGTCACGTTCGAGACGCTGGCCAAGGAGGCGATCGGCATGAGCCCAGAAGCGTGCGCGCTGGCGCTGGAGGGCATGCAGCGGTTGGCCGGCGTGTGCGACGGGGCCGCGAAGCGCGACATGGCGGGGTTCTCCGGGGTGGATGCGCGCATCGGGCACAGCTTTGCGGGGCAGGCGCGGCTCAGTCCGAAACAGGCCGTGCTGGCGGTGCGGTTGTGCCGGAAATACAAGCGCCAGTTGGGTGAGGAATTTGTGGCGCGGCTGGAGGCGTGCCGAGGAAAGTTGTCTTGACCACTGAATCCCAACGCATCGCCATTGCCGAGTTTTGCGGCGCAGTTTGGAAGCGCCAATCATTCAGCCCGTGGTATCCTGACGATGAGTCAAGGAACGTCTATTTCAGGAGATTGTATTTCATCGAACCGGGAGACATCCGGGGGCCTGCTACACTTCAAGACGCGTTTGGATGCGAGGTTGTAGCAGATGATCATTCGCACCTCCCCTCCTACCTCACCGACCTGAACGCGATGCGATGCGCTCTGGATCGGCTGAACCGGCAGCAACGTGTCGACTTCATGAACACACTGCGAAAGATCGAGAAAGGTCCTACATCTGACTTTGATTGCATCATGTCGGACAGGTGGCCTGAGGCCCTTCTTCGCACGATCGGAAAGTGGGTTGAAGAATGATTTCCATTGCCATGAACACATTCATGATTGCGATTGTCATCGTGGTGCCGTTTGGTGTCGCGTGCGTCGCGTTCTATTGCTGGGGCTACAGTGAAGGAATCATCCAAGCTTCCGCCAAGCTGCTCGGCGGCACTCGGTTGGATGCTGACGAACTGAACGAGGAAACTAACGATAACACCGATGATACAAATCAGATCAACTAAATACCTGGTCGGCGAAGAGCCAGCCACTATCGGCAAAGGGAACGTGCGCCAGAATCTTAAGCGCATGACCGAGTGGCTTCACAAGCGGGGCCAGCCGAATGGATTCCGCCGGCGCCGAGCTCATCCCGTGCCAAAGGCGTGATATGGCAAACCTGTTCGTCGAAGCCATCGTCAAGCAACTGGCCCGAACCATTGCGCCGTCCCCGAGAACGGCTGAGCAGTGGGCCGAGGTTCCGGTGGCCATCCGGGAGCGAAGCCTGTTCAGCGCACGGGTCACGAACACGCGGCATCTCCAGACGCTCAAGGACAAGATCGACATGATACTGGCCCCGCGCACGGAGCAAAACGAGGACGGGACTTTGGCAACTCGGGGCATGGACATCGCCACCGCCAGAAGGGACTTGAAGGACCTGCTGACGGCGCTGAACTACGACCCAGGCGCGGACGAGGGCACGATTAAGGACCTTGGAAGTGACCAGCGGATCGAGCTGCAACTGAAGCAGAACGTGGAGAGCGCCCAGGGCTTCGGGCAGTTCGTGCAGGGCACAGAGCCTGGGGCCATCGACGCGTTCCCGGCGCAGGAGTTGTTCCGGGCCGAGGACCGGATGGAGCCGCGTGACTGGGAGCAGCGTTGGCAGGATGCAGGGGGACAGATATTTGGCGGCCGGATGATCGCGATGAAGTCGTCGCCGATCTGGGAGGCGATCTCAGCGTTCGGAGTGGCCTGGCCGCCGTTCGACTATAATTCCGGCATGTGGGTTCGCGACGTGGACCGCGACGAGGCGATCGCGCTTGGGCTGATGCACGAGCAGGAGCAGGTTGCGGTGCCGCAATCGAGCTTCAAGCTCACCGGGGTCGAGGAGCCCGAGCTGGAATGAATTTCCTCCAGCCATGACAGCCCGCCGAAAAACTCCGTAAGGCATAGCGGACCAGCGGGACCTTGGCTGGGGGCACAACTGAACCAACGATGAGCAAAACAAAAGGACTCGCGGACCTGAACCCGCGCACGGTAAACCCGAGGACCATGACGGACGACGACCGGGCGCGCCTGGGCAAGACCCTGCGCGAATTCGGCGACTTGGGTGGCGTGGTCATGAACACCAAGTCGGGCCAGCTCGTGGGCGGTCACCAGCGCGTAAACGACTTCCGGAGCGATCCGGAAGCCAAGGTGGTCATCGAGCGCAAGCTGCAGAAGCCGGACGCCACCGGAAGCACGGCTTTCGGCTACGTCGAGGCGCACGGCACACGCTACAGCTACCGGGAGGTGAGCTGGCCCACGAGCAAGGAGGCTGCGGCGAACCTGGCCGCCAACCGGGTGCATGGGGACTTCGACATGGGGCAGGTGGCCGAGATGCTGGGCGAGTTCGATGCGGGGTTTGACTTCGACCTGACGGGGTTCGACCCGGGCGAAGTGGCGGGGATGCTGCACGATGAGACGGAATCGGTAGACGTGGAGCCGAAGATCGATCATGCAGATGATCTACGGAAGAAGTGGGGCGTGAAACTGGGGCAGGTGTGGAAGCTCGGAGCGCATCGGTTGATGTGCGGGGATAGCAGCATCAAGGAGACGGTTCAGGCCCTGCTTGGTGCCGATCGGGCAACGCTGGTGTTTACGGACCCGCCCTATGGAGTGAGCATCGCCGCGAAGAACCGGATGCTCAACACGTTCGACACGTTCGACAAGTCCGGCAAGAACAGCAGCAACCGAAACGCGAAGGATATCGTCGATGACGCGATTTCACCGGATGCCCTCAAGGCAAAACTGCTGCCGGTATTCGTCAACGTCAGAACGCTGGTCATGGCCGAAGACTGCGCCGTGCTTATGACCGCTCCCCAAAACGGAGAGCTTGGCATGATGATGATGATGATGATGATGGATGCTGGGCTTCCGATTCGGCATTGCCTAATCTGGAAGAAGAACGCGCCAACGTTCTCAATGGGCCGGCTGGATTACGACTACGCCCACGAGCCGATCTTGTTCACATGGGGCAAGCGCCACAAGAGGCGGATGCTCGGTGAGCACCGCTCCAGCGTCTGGGAGATAGACAAGCCGACGGCATCCAAGCATCACCCGACCATGAAGCCCGTGGCATTGGTCGTGAACGCCATCATGAACCACACGGATAAGGCAGACATTGTCTTCGACTCATACTCTGGCAGCGGAACTACGCTCATCGCATGCGAGCAGACCGGCCGCCAGTGCCGTGCCATCGAGATTGATCCTGGCTACGTAGCGGTAGCAATCCAGCGGTGGGTCGATGTCACTGGTGGCAAGCCCGAGCTCGTGACTTGACAGGAGCCTTGATGCCTCAGGCCGGAAAGTCCGGAAAGTCCGGAAAGTCCGGAAAGGTGGTTTCCGGACTCAGTCCGGAAAGTCCGCTCCCCTATAGGGGGACGGACTCCGGACGGACTGAACCGCACGACGAGTCCGGACGAGTTTCCGGACTGAACAACATGACCTTCGCCGCCATCTCCCGCCGTTGGGACCAAGCCGACGCCGAACGCCTCGCCGCCGACCGCGCTCGCGCCGCGACTTGACACGGAAGCTGTGATGCATCATTGCTTCCTCGTGACAGCAACTTCGCAACCCGGAGCCAACCGGGGCAATCCTTCGGCCAGAGGGATGGAATACGCGCATCCCAGCCGCTAAACCCGTCCCCAAGAAAACCGGCCCAGGCCCGCGCCCCACTCGTGAAGAGATGCAGGAGCGCACGGACTTCGTCGTGGATTGCCTTGGAAACTGTCTGCTCAAGTCGCAGATCAATCGAGCTTTCCGCAACAAGTTCGACCCGGATGCATCTCCGGCGACCATCGCGGACTATGTGTCTCGCGCGCGTAAGCAGATGGCTGAGAGCCTGTCCCGCACGCGGCAGGAGCACGCCGAGAAGGTCCTGGCCTCATTGGAGGCCATTGTGCGCAACCCCAAGACCCCGCAACAGGCCAAGGTCCGGGCGCTGGAGGTAGTGGCCCGGCTGGTCGGGGCCGAGGAAGCGCGGCAGTTCGTTGTGCGGCACGAGGATGGCGCCGAGCGCAAGGAGGACATCGACCGGAGGATTGACGCGGTGTTTGGCATCGTGAGGCGACCTGTGCCGGCCACGAACGGCAACGGGCATCCGGATGCCATCGTAGCCAACGGGGTGGATACCGAGGCGCAGGAGGCCACGGCGTGAAGCTCGCTGTATCAACGCCACGGGACCTGCTGTTGCCCTATCAGGAGCGGTGGGTGTCGGACTCGTCACGGTTCAAGATCGGGCTGTGGTCCAGGCAGGTGGGAAAGGACTTTTGTAGCGGGGAGGAGGGAATCCGCGATTGCATCACTGCAGGGCGCCGTGGGGAAAAAATCAACTGGCTGATCGTTAGCCCGTCGGAGCGGCAGTCCATCGAGGCGCTGAGCAAGTGGAAGGAGTGGGCCGAGGCCTACAAGCTGGCGATCGAGGAGCAGACCGAGGAACGGGAGCATGGCAGCGAGTCGATACTGAAAAGCGCCAGCATCGATTTTGCCAGCGGCTGCCGGGTGATCGCTGTGCCTGGAAACCCGGACACCGTGCGGGGCTACTCAGCGAACCTCCTCCTGACCGAGTTCGCGTTTTTCGAAAATCCGGAGCTGACTTGGCGCGCCTTGGTGCCGTCCATCACCAACCCGATCCGCGGCAAGAAAAAGATCCGCGTAATCAGCAGCGCGAACGGAATCGGGAACAAGTTCCATGATCTTTGGGTCAAGAACCACGGGGTGACCGATGCCAATTGGTCCGCGCATTTCGTGACCATCCACGATGCGATTGCAGATGGGCTCCAGGTGGACGCCAAGGAGCTGCGGGACAGCATCGACGACCCGGAAGGATGGGCGCAGGAATATGAGTGCGAGTTCATCGACGCCAGCGGCGTATTGCTGACCTACGCGATTATCGCTTGCTGCGAGAGCCATGACGCGACTCTGTCCGTCCCGGCCGATTACTGGGAAGTCAGCGAAGGGCCGCCCGTGGATTTGGGCATCGACTTCGCGCGGCGCAAGCATCTCAGCGTTTGCTGGGCCATCGAAAGCCCGACGCCGAACTTGAGGTTGACCCGTGAGGTTCTGGCCATGCGGGACGTGAGCACCCCGGATCAGCTGGACATCCTTCGGACCAGGATTCGCCGGGCGCGGCGGGTGTGCCTGGACTACACCGGGGCCGGGATCGGGCTCGGTGATATGGCCGTGAAGGAATTTGGGGAGTACAAGCCAGCGCAACACAAGTTCGGGAAGATCGAGCTGTGCCAGGCATCGCAACCGTTCAACAACGAGATGTATTCCAAGCTTCGGGCGAGCATGGAGCATCGGAGCCCGCTGATTCCGGTGGACAGGGTCATTCGGGAGGACCTACACTCGGTCTATCGGCATGCGACGCAGACCGGAGTCAGCTACAGGGCGCCACACGCATCGGATGGGGATTACGGACACGCGGATCGGTGCTACGCGCTCGGGCTCGCCAACCGGGCCAGTACGCTGACGATGGGGCACTGTGAGCCGGACCGAATTCGGATCGGTGGCGGCGGCCTGTTCAAGCGGAATTTCAGACCCCGGCGGCTCATGGCAACACGATGAACGGACTTACCACACTCGCAATCAGTAGGCTTACGGGCCGCCCGGTGGCAGCGTCATCGGCAGTGGCTGTGCAGGTGCCCATGCCAATGGCTGCGATGGCCCCGGTGCCGGACAGCCTTCAGCAGATCATCCGGCCATCGGCACAATCCCGGTGGATTCTGCCACAGTTGTCGGCCATCACCCCGACCTACATTGAGAGCGCGTTGCGCGGTGCGTTTGTTGGCGGGAACGTCCAGAGCTGGGAGCTGTTCGACCTGATGGAGGACACCTGGCCACGTCTTGCGAAGAACCTGAACGAGATCAAGAACGCTGTGGTAGCGATGGATTGGCACTTGGAATCTTGGCATGAAGATGGCGAAGCGTGTTCTCCAGCAGCGGCGGAACGCTGTGCGCTGGTGAGTAATGCGGTGTGGCGAATGAAGCCGAAGCCGGACTTGGATGAGAACAACTTCGGGCAGACCGTCTACGACTTGGCGGATGCTTTCGGCAAGGGTTGCTCCGTGCTGGAGGTGCTTTGGGAGATCCGACACGACCGGAATCTTGGGGATATTACTGTCCCGAGGGCAACGCAGTGGGTGCATCCGGTCAACTACGCATGGACGCAGGAAGGCCGGCTCGGGCTACGGACTGAGGTCATGGGCACGGACGCCGGACGATACTCGCTGCGGACGACGAGTTACACGCCTGGGCGCATGGCCATAGAGCCGTTCCCGGAGGACCAGTTCCTCATCAGCATCCAGAAAGCTCGGACAGGCCCGGCGCTGACCGCTGGCAGGCTGCGAGCGCTTGCATGGTGGTGGTGCGCGGCGAACTTCTCGGCGGACTGGTTGATGAACTTGGCCCAGGTGTTCGGGCTCCCTGTCCGTTGGGCCAATTACCCGACAGGGGCGGCGCAATCCACCGTGAACGCGATCTCGGACATGCTTGAGAACATGGGCAGCGCCGGGTGGGCCGCGTTCCCCGAGGGCACCAACCTCACGCTACACACGCCAGGAAGCTTGGGCACGATGTCCCCGCAGGCCGATTTGCTCGACCGCGCGGACACCAATTGCGACCTGTTGATCCTCGGCCAGACGCTCACGAGCGAAATGCCGCAGACAGGTTCGTTTGCTGCGGCAAAGGTTCACGAGGGCGTCAAGGGAGAGGTCATTCAGGCGCTGGCCAACTCCGTTGCTGGAGTGCTCAACGATCAGCTTATCCCGTCCATCTTGCGCCTGAACTACGGTGACGAGGAAGAGTGTCCGAGGTTCGAGCCGAAGGAGAAGTTGATCGAGGATATGAAGGCGAACGCGGACCGTGACGCTATCCTCCTGGCAGCCGGTGTCCAGATGCCCAAGGCATGGTTCTATGAGCGGCACGAGATTCCGATTCCTCAACCGGGCGAGGAAGTGATCGAGAAGTCGGCGCCTATGGCCAATCCATACGGGCAGCCCGGGCAGCAATCGCAGCAAGATTCGATGGACCAACAGGAGCCTTCGGACACAGGCGACACGGAAGACCAGGCTGACGACTCGGAAGACATGGCGGCAAAGGAATCCAGGACGAACAAGGTCACGAGCGACGCGCTGCGTTTGGTGTCGGCCATTGCGGACGACATGAAGCCTTTGCGCGACCGCATCGAGCGAATCTTGAGCATCCAGAACCCGGACATCCTCAACGCAAAGCTCGCGGAATTCCAAAAGGAACTGCCCCAGATTCTGAAGGACATCAACCAAGACCCGAACTCTGCCAAGGTGCTTGAGGGGCTTATGCACCGCGCGTTCTTGAAAGGACTGAAGACATGATCACTGCAAAGGCCACAGCGTTGTCCGAACCTGAAGCGCTACACGGCGGTGCGACGGATGCCCCGGATTCGGCAGTCGGCGAGTTTATGTATATGGGCGGCGGGTCGCACACGATCAACGCGAGCAAAGGCCAGCCCGGGGCGCACCGGAAGTCCGTAACGGTGAATGTGCAGGTTGACCGTAGCACCGCCGATGCCCTGCAACAGCAGCTCAATGCCATCAATGCGAGGACTGGGGATCGCGCATACTTCGACTTCAACCACGAGGATCGGGACGCGAGCTTTTGGCCGACTAAGTTTTCGTGGCGAGACCAGCCGAAGCCCGGGGTATACGTCGCGGGTGAGTGGAGCGAGCGCGGGCGTGCCGCCATCAACGGCCGAGCGTATCGCAGCTTCTCCCCGGTGTTCCACGTGGATGATGACTCGAAGTCCCCGGCCCGCATCATTGCGAATGCGGATGCCCGCCCGAATATGGGTGGCCTGGTGAACAACCCAGCGTTCAAGAACAATTTGCCCTTGTGGGCGAAGCAGGCTGGAGCAAACCAGCCAACCAACAAAACACACATGAAAAAAAGTCCTGAAGAGTTGGCCAAGCTCCAAGCCACGAAAGCGAATCTGGAGCAGGAAATCCGTGCGGCTGAGGGTCTGACCTCGCTGACACCCGAAGAGTGCGAAGCCGTCGCCGCCAAACAGACAGAGCTTGCGAGCGTCGTTCGCGAGCTGGAACTGCAAGCAGTGCTCGCGAAGAACGAGACGCTGGAACAGGCGATGTTCAGCCAGCGCAAGACCGAAGCCGAATCCGCCGTCAAGGCCGCTGTCGCCCGTGGCGCCATTCCGGCCAAAAACGATGCGCTGATTGCGACATGGACCAAGAAGTGCATCGAAGACCCTGAAAACCTGACATTGCTGGCCGCGATGCACGGGGCGCGGGTTCTGCCTGGTGCCGTGGCCACGGCTGTTCAGCGCCCGATCCTGAGCATTGGTTCGGCAAGCATCAGCCGGGAAAGCAACCACAACGTGCTGGCGAAGATGAGCGACCTGGTAAAGAGCCAGAACCGCGGCATCTCGTACCACGAGAGGCCGAAGCTAGCGAGGGAAGTTGCGGAGATTTACGCCAAGGAGATCCTGCCCCGCCTGAGGGAAGGGGACGAAATTCCGATCAACGCGGCTGATACCTACGTATCAACCCTAGTTTCAATCCGCACTCTTGAGCTTCTGACGCTCAACTTCCCGATCCTTCAAAGCATCTGGACGGACATGAGTGATCAGGTCGTGAACTACGGCGATACGCTCATCACACGAACGGTTGGTATTCCCGCGGTGCAGACCTACAATACCAGCACAGGATGGCCGACGAACAGCACGGCGGCCACGACGGACGTGCCCATCACATACGACCAGTTCAAGGGTGTCCCGATCCAGTTCCAGTCGCATGTCATCGGCTCAACGGTCCGGCGACTGTTCGATGAGGTGTCCCCGGCCCAAGCCTACGCGCTTGGCAAGGATATCGTGGATTACGTCTACGGTCTTATTACGTCAGCATACACGAACACGAACACTGCGGTCGGGCTCGGTACGTTCGGGCGCAGCACGGTGATCGACGTTGGCGGCATCCTGGACGACGCGGCGAACCCGGAAATGGGGCGGTTTCTCATCCTGGCCAGGCCTTACTACTCGGCGCTTTCCAAGGACAACGCGATCATTCAGCTCGCGACATTCCAGAAAGCGGAACTCATCACGCAGGGGATGAGCCCGACGACGATGCAGGACGTGGAAGGCTTCCGGGTAATCAAGGCCGTGAACCTTCCCGCGACGGCCATCGGCGGCAAGACCCTGAAGGGATTCGCCGGCACCAAGTCCTCTCTGGTCTTGGGCACGCGGCTCTCTGCGGACTACGTCAATGCGCTTCCTGGCGCTTCCAATGGCACTTTGCAGGTCGTCACGACGCCTGGCGGGTTCAGCGCGAACCTGGTCCAGTACGTGAACCACGGAACGGCTGCTGCGGTGCAGCGGTTGGAGATCATGTACGGCGCGAGTCGTGGCCAGGTTGCCGCTGGTGCTACCATTACGGACGTGTAATCAATGAGACTGAAAACTGAACAATCAAATCGAACAATGAACACGATCAAGAAGCTCATTAACTCGTTGCGCCACCTCCTGGCGTTCGCGGCCTGCATCTTTGCGCTGGCCGGTCCTCCCGCGGCGAATGCCGCGGACTACGCGGTGCAGGGAACGTTTTTCAACTTCCCGATTACCAGCATTGCAAACGGGGTTGTGTCCAACGCCAATGCGACAATCGACGTGACCCAGTTCACGGAATTCGCGCTGGACGTGAAGACCGTTTCCGCAGTGGCTGTGTCTGGAGCAAGTCCGCTGATCATCAAGTGGCGCACGTCTCTCAACGGGACGGACTTCAACACCAGCACCAACGATGCCCCAGGACATGCTCAAGGCTGGTTTGCTGTGCCGATGTCCACAGGTGGATCGCTGAGCAACTACTGGACAACCAATATCACCGTGAACGGAATTGGTTACTGGCAGTTGCAGTTGATGACAAACAACACCGGCCAGACGCTGACCAATGTTGTGATCCGCGGGTACGTGAAACCGAAGCGGACTAATAGCGACTTCTGATCCATTGGTGACAATGGGGTCGGCGCACCAACAGCGCCGGCCCCTTTATCGATTTCAAATCAAATCCAACTTTATGGCCAAAGAACCAAAGAAGCACGAACAGCCGGATCTGGACGACGCGGAGCAGAGGGCGAACGAGCGGCGCGCACAGGAAGCCAAGCTGCGCGAAGCGGAAGCCGAAGCTGAGGTAAACAAGCAGATCGCGGAAGGCCGGGCCGTGATCGAAAAGGAGAAGTCCGACGCAGCACTAAGGGCCAAGGTCATTTCGATCCGGGAAGAACTTGTGGTCAAAGCAGCGATGTCTGAGACCAAGCTTGTCAGGCTCAAGCAACTGGTGAATGCAATTACGACCGCTGTCGGGGACATCCATGGTGCTATCATCACGGCGAACGACGTTGCAAAGCACGACCCTGCACGTGCTTTGGCCGGCATCGAGCGCGCCAGGGCGGCATTCGAATCGCTGAAGGTCGATTAACATCATGTCTTACGTCGCCTGGGTCACGCTGTCCGCAACGGATGTCATCACGGAGGGGTTCAACCCCACCGAGCGGACGGCCGTGACGGCTGCGGCTGGGGCTGATGACCTGGCGGCGATCGTGTCATCGGCAATCGCGGAGTGGCGAGGTGTCATTGCAGCGGCTGGCTACGAGCTGGACGCCACAGAGACGAAGATCCCTCCGTCGTGCCGGCGGTACATCGTTTCACAGGTGCGGTGGCAGCTCTTGCTCAAGCTCTCGAAGCTGACGCAGCTTCAGACGGAGGAAAGGAAGGCCGCTGCGGACCAGGCCGAAGAAACGCTTAACCTAATTGCTGAGGGCAAAAGGGCTATCGAAGATCCGACTGATGATGCCTCGGACGTGGACGGCGGTGGCACTTGGGGCAGCAAGACGCAGGTGGCCGGCAGACTGGACGGAGGGGACGCAACGGCATGAGCTACACCATTAAAGTGAAGGACGACGCGAGCCCGATGCTCAAGAAACTGGGCGAGGTCCTGGTTTCTCAGGAGTTTCGCAACGCGCTGGGCCGTGGAGCCTCCAACGCGGTCCAGGCGTTTCTGTTCAAGCTGAACTCGACACGACCGAACCAGATGGGCGGCAAGCGAACGAACTTCTGGTCAGCGAGCGCAAAAAGTACCAACTACAAGGCCGACGGCAACCAGATCACGATCAACATATCAAAGCTTGGATACCTTCAGCGGGTCAAAGGAGGCGAGATTAAGGCGCGCAACACAAAGTATCTCACGATCCCTGCCACGCCGGAAGCTTACGGGAAGCGGGCCGGTGAGTTTTCTAATCTCCGTTTTGGTTTCGGGGAGAACAAGTACGGAAACCTGATGCCGGCGCTGATAAAGCAATCGGCCACTCGTTCAAGGACCGGGAATGCGATCAAAGGAAAGGGCGCCGCTGCCGCACAAGCCAATATTGGCAACGTGATGTTTTGGCTCACGCCTCGCGTGTTCCAACGGGCCGACCCTACGGTTGAGCCGACTGAGGAGACCGTTGTGGCTGGGGCCATGCGTGGCGCTGACCAGTATCTGCGCAGCCGAAAGGATCTCAAGTGAGCTTTCGCGAAGATGTATTCAGCGATCTTCAGAACGATCTATGCTGCCCGTTGCTGGCGGACGAGTACTTCGCGGACATCAACGTGTTCGACTACCGAAAGGAGGAGATCGGAAACCTGATCGAGATGTCGCTGAGCATGTCCACCGAGAAGGCGGGTAAAATCGGGGCCTGCGTTGTGGTCATGCCGCTGGTCATCATCGACGACTTTCGGGACGGGGACTCTCGCCACCCGAGGCGGATCACAGTGACTTACTTGGTCCTTGAGAATCCGCTTTTCAACAATGGCACGAACGGGACGCGAAAGTCCGCTTTGAGCATATGCTCGCGCCTTGGGCACGTGCTAAAGAACTACGTGCTGGGCGGTCTTGCAACGGGCCTTGTGCCTGGGGATGGTTCCTACATTCAGCCTGCGGAGAACCCGCTGGCTCCGATTGCGTACGAGGTGACCTTTACGTGTTACGAGAACGTGGATCAGAACTTCGTGAAGTGCGCGATGCCGGAATTCGACTACGACAGCGTTACGGGCATCCTGACTCTGAGCAGCGCGACACCGGACGCCACGATCTATTACACTCTGGACGGTGGGTATCCGCATCCGACGAATCCGAACGGGTTCACGGTGATGACCTATTCCGGGCCGATCACCATTGAGGGCGAGGTGCTCGTGCGCGCGGGAGCGTTCAAGGAGGATTACCTCCCGAGCAACATCAGCGCGGCCCGGTTCGACCGCATCAGCGACCAGCTAGGCGGCAGCTTGGCGGATGAAGGCGGAGGAGAATTGACACAATGAAGACCAGACTTTTGTTCACGCTCTCGGCTTTACTCGGATGGACCGCGTTGGCCCAGAACCCGACACCGATCGCGAACCTGTCACGGACGAACCTGGCGACAGGGACCAACCTGATGGCGGTGGTGACCCATCCTGGGGCCACAAATGGGACGCGGGGGATCACTCTTTCCAACCTGCTGCACTCGCTGACCAACCTGAGCACGTGGCCAATTTCAGGCAGTGCCGCATCCGTCACGAACGCCATCGGCACTGTGAAAACAAACGGAGTGACGGTCGGCAGCGCGAGCACGGCGACGAGCCTGGACTTCGTGACTGGGTCCAACACCGTCATCCGCATGACGAACGCGGCGGGCGCTGTGACAGTGGAGATCAATGCCTCTGCAACAGGCGGCGGCGCTTCATCGAATTATACGACGCTTGCATCTGGGTCGATGACCGTGGGCACAGTCATCGCGTCGAATGCTGTGCGAACCGGCCAGATCGATGTTTCAACGAATGCTAACGCGAGCAATTTGCGCGCAACGAATTCGGCAACGTTCGATGGCACAGCGTTTTTCCCGTCCGGGGCATCGCTTATAAATTCCAATTCCGGGTTCCGTCGGCGCGTTGCGCTTTGGACATCGACCCAGGCTCTTGGCGCAGCGGTAAACGTCGACGATTCGGAGATAGAGCAACTCGACGGCATTTCGCTTACCGCTACAGTTCAACAGCAGTTCAATGATGGTGTCACGTCCAGGACCGCGTTGACGAACTACATTGCTGGCGTGTCCAACTACACTGACATTGCATCGTCAAACCGGGTCCGAATAGTGGCCGGCACTGGAGGCATAACGGTATCGCAAGCCGGCGCGTCAGGTGTTCAGACGTTTACAGTCAACGATGATGATGTCGGTGCAACTAACATCCAAACCTTGGCGGCGGGTTCAATCACGACCGGAGTCATAATCGCGACGAATGAACCAGGCTTTACAGGTGATGCAGTATATTGGGAGGACTTTTCGTTTCCGAACACAACGCTTGCTGGAATGACAGGCCGGAAACCGAAAAAAGGAATTGTCACCTACATGATCAGTGGCGTGGCATCGAACAATATCATGATCACCAATGGTGTCATGAAGTTCCCTTCTGGATTGGCAGTTGATCAAAACGCCGGATATTTGACGATCACCAATACCGGCGCGCTGTATGCACTGCCAAATGCCGTTTGGATGAAATTGCGAATGACGAATAACACGGCGTTTGCCGGAAATTTTACCGACGTCCCTGCGATCGTGTGGGAACCAGATCACAATATTGACGGCAACAGCCTGCATTTTTATTGCTCAACCGGAAGACTCGTGGGGCAAAGCGGCGGTGTCACGTTTCTCAATGAGCCGGTGTCTTTGCCGCTTGGATCGGAATTCCTATATGGTGTCACCATCGTCAGTAACACGGCATATATTCAATGGGGACAGGAAACTTACATCGGCACGCATTCAAGCATCTCCGCGCAATTCGGCACATGCAAAACTGTCACCTGGGAATTGCTCGGTTCTGGGACGAATCAGTATCAAATCGAAATCACGGAAGCCGGTGCGGGGCATGCCCACCCGGCGATCCATCAGCTTGCGGGACGCGCGCTGACAATCGGAACCAATGGAACGATTACGACAGCGCAGATCTCCGGGACGAATTTTGTCGGCACGCTGGCATTGCCGAATGTTACAACGAATCGATTACTCCTAACCGGCGGCGGGTCGAATGTTCAGGCGGCAGCCGTCGGGCCAGGCCTGAGTGTATCGGCTGGTGCGTTGCTGTTGTCGCAAACTCTGACGAACATTGCCGGCACCGGAGCTCTTACAAATCTGTATTCTCCGACATTAAGCAATGCGACGATCAAGCCCCTTGTCATTGGTGTCGGCACGGCGGCCGGCGCGACAAACACGACGGGACAGATTCGCGGCATCGCGGCAGGAGCGAACATCACGCTTTCGGAAAATGGCAGCAATGTTGTCATCACGGCGGCCGGCGCATCGGCAACGTTGTTCTCGGCTGGGAATACCAACGCGACAGACTTGGCCATCGTCCACGAGGGAACGAATACAACGGGCGGGATCAAAACTATTCGCGCAGGGTCAAACGTCACGATCACGGAAAGCGGCGGAACCAACCTTGTCATTTCGTCAACCGGTGGCGGCGGAGCGTCAAACTACACGACGATTGCGGCCGGATCCCTGACGGTTGACCGAGTCACCATGACCAACGGGTTCAGATTCATTGCAACGAATCTCGCAGTTGCCGGGACCAACCTCGTTGCCGACGGCGCGGCATCATCGTATTTCACCAACATGATCGCGAGCTCTGGAGGGCTGGGGTTGACCAACATCGTGTTCACCAACCTTCTGGACGGGCAGACGATCACGGCCGATATCTGGACGACGAACGGAACCGATGTTCAAATCTGCACAGCGCCCGGAATCATCGCGCCCAGCGCATGGTATTTCGATGGTGCGATTGCGACGGTGAATAGCAACGGGTTCTCGCGAATTCAGGTCTCGCGTTTTGGTGGGCTGACAAACATCTCCGTGCAGACTCCGACGATGGGGCTGGCGAACAACGGCGTTGTTCTGTTTATCACGAATTTTGCGGCCCGGACGATCCTTGTAACGCTCGATCCGAAGCTGACGAATCTCGTCAGCCAAAACCATTCGTTTACCAACTTGACCATTCAGAATCTCGCCGGCACCGGAGCCGTCACCAATCTGTTTTCTCCGACGTTGAGCAACGGCACCATCATTCCGCTCGTGGTCGGCTCTGGAACGGCGTCGGGCGCGACGAATACAACGGGCCAAATTCGCGGTCTTGCGGCCGGGGCGAACATCACACTGACGCCAAACGGCTCCAACGTCGTCATCGCATCGACTGGCGGAAGTCAAACCCCATGGACATCTGACATCGACGCCGCGCGGTTCAAGCTGACGAATGAAGTGTTCAAGCCAGTCAACGTGCGATGGTTCGGTGCGCTTGGAGACGATTCGACTGATGACACCGTGGCGTTTAACGCGGCGTTTACCGCCGCCGGGTCAACAAATGTCGTCTACGTGCCTTCCGGAAAGTATCGTGTCGGCCCTTTGATTTACAACGGCCCAGGGCTTTACGGCGACGGCATGACTTCGGAGATCAAGCAGAAGTATTTCACCAATGGAACGGTTTTGCTGACAGCCACCAACACCGGAACAATGGTTGCGAACATTTCCCTTGTTGGTTCCAACTCGACAACGACATGGGCAAACGGCACAGCGACCGCAACGTATACCGGTGCGGTTGTCACGGCGATGGGTCCGGCCGAAATCATCAACGTATCAGTCGCCGGATTTCATCTCGGTATGCGAGTCACGGGGCTAAACGATCCCGCGTCTCGTGCTGGGCTAGGTCGTATCGACGGTGCCGCAATTACGAACTGCACGACCGGAATCCAGTTTGGGGCGGACGACAATTCGGCGGAGTACGTCCTTCTGACAGGGTCACAAATCCGAGACTGCCAGTTTGGTATCAACAACTGGAACGGCGGGAACATCTTCATTTTGGACAATCTCATTGTTGATTGCGACAGTTGGGGTTATATCCAGACAGCGACGAGTAGCACGGAGAAGGGCAATTCCACAATTCGAGGCAACGTTTTCAACCACTGCTCCGGAGTGAGATTTGAGAAATGGTCAACAGCCGTGTTCGAAAACAACACGATGCAAGCCACCGCCAATGCGCAGTTCAACTCATGCACAAACGTCACATTCAGATACAATACTTTCTCAGGTAACGTGTTTTTCAATTTCTCGTCCGTGCGTGGAATCAACGTGACTGGAAACAGGACAACGAGCGGAACCTACACATTCACGGGATTCACCGGGTTCGATCAAGTGTGGGTCAGTGAGAATTTGACGAATGGTATTCCAGACCGCCAATTGCAACCCCCGATCGAAGTCGGAGCCGGCGGAGCGGCATTCGTGGGAACCAATGCGACTGTCGGCGGCGTGATTTACAAAGCCGTTCAGATTCCAGCTTACACCAATCTCAACACAACGATTGGCACGTTCACGAATTGCTTCCAATACATCGTGCCTGGCAACACGCTCACAAATAACGGCGACTCAATTATCACGACGTGGCGCGGGACAATGCTGGCGGGAACCAACTCGCTGAAGTTGTGGCACGGCTTCGACAACGTAATGCAGACCGGAAGCTTCACCAATGGATTTTCGGCATGGGAGGCCGGGATGCAAATCACGCGCACTGGAAACAACGCGGCAGAAGCGTATGGATGGTTTGACTATGGCCAAATTCAAGGCAGTACAACCGTCGGAACACGCGCCGGCTATCAAACGAACTGGAGCCTTACGCTTGCCACTAACGGCGCTCCGGCGACGAACGTGTTGCAAATTGGCAGCAATCGAGCGGGATGTTTTTCGAATAATTTCATGCGCGTGTTTTACGAACCCGCCAGCAAATGATTCGGGCAATACTATTCCTCTTGCTGGCGCTGTCAGCGTGGGCTGCAACCCCGTTGCCGGACTCGCGGATTTTCCCGTGGATTCCCGGGAGCACCGTCGGAGTCAGTAATGGCATCCCGTCGGGCACATGGCCAATCTGGACAAATGTAATCGCGGCCGGCGCTGACAACACTGGCGCCTCGGACTGCAAGGCGCTGTTCGAGACGCTGCTGAACACGTGCCCAGCTCAAAAGGTCATTTACGTTCCGGAAGGTATCTACTCCGTGAGTGGTCGCATCAACAAAAACGCGACGACCAACTACGTGTGTTTCCGGGGCGCTGGATGGGACAAGACGATCATCATCGCCACCAACGGGTTCATGCAAATGGATTCGCAATCGTTCAGCTACACGAACGTCCGGACGAATCTTTCAAAAGGCCAGACAAACATTGCTGTTGACCCGTCGGCGAATTTTTCGACATACGTCGGCAAGACTGCCTCTGTCTCGTGCAACAATCGGCGCACGGACCTGGACCTGATGCACGTATACTACACCGATCGCATTCTGGAGCAGCACGTTCAGATCAGGGCCGTGAGCCAGAACACCAACATCACCATTTGGCCGCCGCTCGCGATTGATTTCCCGGACGGATTCGAGACCAAGGTTGGCGTCCAAACCTTGGACCAGTCTGAATTCATCGGGTGGGAAGGGTTCCACTACACGGCCACGAATTTTTTGACGCGCACGCCGCCGGCATCACAGAACGGAATGGCTGTTTATGGAGGAAGAAATTGGTGGTGGCACAGCGTGAAAATCTCCGAGGTGAACGGGTTCCCGATCAACTCGATTCGCGGCCTGTTTCATCAGGTCATGAGCTGCGTGTTTCAGCAATCGGTTGCCGGCGCGAACACGGCAGTGATCAACGTCACTGGAGATTCGGGATGGCTGATCGAAAACTGCTACTCGATCGGCGGCAGTCCATTCGCGGAAATGAATCAGTGCGTGGGCTCTGTCATCGCATACAACTACGCCACGAATGCCGTGAGCAATGACCAGATGGTCGGCAACCCGTTTGACCACCACGTTCCGCATTCGTGCTTCAACCTGTGGGAGGGAAATTTCGGTTCAATGTTTCAGTCCGATTCCTATTTCGGATCGTCATCCGACAATACGCTCCATCGAAATCGCTTCACCGGCCACGACCTAATCAAGACAGGCGGATCATCAATTGCGCGATGCGTGGACCTTGGGAGATGGTCGCAACGATACAACATGGAGGGGAATTATCTCGGAGACCTGACGCGGAGCGCGTCGTGGCTCTACACGGTCACGAATCAGTATTACGGCGGCTCGTCCAACGTCATTTACCGGTTTGGTTTTCCGTATCCCGGCAACACGTCCTACGGAGTCGTCGGCACGGCGTTCAAGACACCGGAAACCGATTTCAGATTCCCGGGCGGCACGCGGCTCGGCGGAACCATCACGTCAGCGACTGGCAGCGGAACGACAGTGAGCGGCGATTTCTCGGCTGTGCAGGACGGGGATTGGCTGGTGTTGCGGTCAGAGTCTAACACGAATTTTTATTACCCGCTGATCACGGGATACCCAGTCCTGCTGGCCAGTGGCGCGGGCTCGGGCTCAAGTCTCACGTTCAACCAATCGATCAACTACACGAACGGTCACACGGTATGGCGCATCGGGCCGGACGCGTTCCCGGCATTGACACTCAACTACACCAACGGATTTTTGATTCGCGGCAATTACGACGTGGCCAACGGCGCGCAGATCAACGCAGCTGAATATTTCGAGACGAACTCCTATTACCTGCCGAACGGCGGGGCGAGGCCCGACTGGTGGATTGATGCGAACGGCAACGCGTTGACGTGGCCGCCGGTGAATCCGTCAACACCGTCGGTTGGAGACTGGGCCGCGCGATTTCGGGGTGAGCGGGAATTCAGACCGCAACGCGTTAGGGGAATAAGACTGAGACTCAAATGAACAATATCACACTGGAGCATGCATTGATTGCTGGAGTTGCCGCGCTAGCATCCGTCGTCGGAGTTCTGTGGAAAATGGTCGTTTCTGAACTGAAACGCATTCGCGAAAAACTCGACGAGTGTGAACATGACCGCGAAAAGCTTTGGGCGGAGATTGCCAAACGATGAAGTCCTTGAGAAAGTAAAACCATGAGCGACACCAGCACCGAAAGGCCGGCGAACGGGGACCAGTCCAACGTGTTTGGGGTCAGCGTCCGCGCCCTGATTGTATTTTTTTCCGTAATCGGGGTCGTGGCGTGCCACCTCATCGTCACGCTTGCGGTCGTTTACCACGCCGTGAGGTCCGGTGACTTCTCGCTGGTTGGAAGCCTGACTACCATTTCCGAGCCATACTACTCGGTTGTTGCCGTGGGAATTGGGTTCTACCTCGGCAGCAAATCAACACCACCGAACCCAAAACCATGACCATGAAAACAATCATTACTGCAATCAACTGCTACCTGTTCACGCTGTTTGCCTGTCTCGCTGGAAATCTAAGCGTTGAGACGATAGGTGCGATACGTCACCCGAACTTTGACAACCCGGTTTGGGGCGCTGGTATTGATCTCGGATACAAGCTCAACTCGTTCGTCACGCTTCACGGCCGCGCAATCGGCTACGAAACGGATTCCTGGCGCGGTGGCGCTGTGGATGAGGGAAGCATTTATGCCTCAGCAATGCTTTTCTCCAGTGCGAACCAAGGGCTAAAGCTGGCGGCAACCGCTGGTGGACACCGCGACTTTCACGCGGACGATTGGGGCTTCGGAGTTGGGCTGAGACCGTCTTTGACGATCATCAAGAACCGGCTGGACCTGTTCGGCGCGTCCGAGTTGCGGGCGTGGTTCAACCATGACAAGGATCTCCTCACCACGTTTGGTCTATCACTGAAATTCTGATCACAATCGAAAATTTATGATCGCACGTTCTTCTCTTATCGTTGGCCCGGCTCGGGTTGTCCGTGGCGCGGGTACTGTCCACGTCCGGGAGCCGTTCACCGTCGATTTGGTGAAGAACACCTTTCCGATCACGCTGGAAGGATACGGCCAGATTGACTCCCGTGATGAGGACATGATCGCCACATGCTCCTTCACACCTGACGGCCGATGGAATGCGGCAACCCGCGCGTTCCTTTGGCCGTATTTGAACCCGACGATCGGATCTGACCCGTTCACGGCTTCGGATGTTCCGACTGTGATTCATGAACTCAACTCGCATCTGCACACCATTGTTGCGAGTGCAGTAACCCAGATGCCGAGCATCACGTTGAGTTCAGTTGCACCGATGATTGGTCAGGCTACGATCACCGGCATTCGTGGAACTGGTAAAGACTGGAACGATGCGGACGGAATCTACACGGCGGCGGCGACTGGTGGCACGTTCACCGACACGGCTTTCGTTGCTTCGGACATCAAGACCCAAGATTACACAGGGGCATTTGGAAGCGTCACCGGGTTGACAAGCATCAAGACCGAATCGGGATGGACGATCGACTTTGAAACCGGGATCGAATTCATCAAGGTTGACGAGGTTGGTACATGTAAGGCGACGCTCACGAGCGTTGGGGTTTTGGCGCGCTGCACTCCGTTGGGGTTGACGCTCGCCAATGTTCTGGCTGCTCTGGACTTCCAGGAGACTGGCAGCGCCAGGGGCAAGAGTGGCAACGCGCTCGGAGCGGACCTTGTGATCACGGGTGCCGATGCTTCAACGATCGTGACCTTGAAGTCGGCAAAGCTTGTTCGAGGGGGGTTCCGGTTTGGTTCGCGAATCTTGCGCGATGGTGAACTCGGCTGGGTGGCAACACGCAATTTCAGCTCTGGAACGGCTGGGGCTCTTTGCACGCTCGCTTGATGAAGCTGACATGGCAACCGATCGACAACACGGGCGCCACCGACGGCGCACCAGTCGTGATTGCCGACACGGTTCCGACGCGAGGGGCCGGTTCCAAGATTGTGTTATCGTCGTCGTTCAGTCATCAGCGCGCCTCGGAGGCCGTGCAGTATCCACGTGCAGAGAGCGCGGAATTCTTCGATCGCGGGAACCAGTCCACGGTGTTCTCGGCGCTCGTTCTCTACGAGTTCTCGACGTTGTCGGCCTGTGCGCAGTTCATCGCGCGTCTTGGAAACACGCTCGGTGGCCGTGGAAACCTGACGCTGAGCTACCCAGGCGGCGGGTCGGACACGATCCCGAGGTGCGTGTGGCAGGCAATCCCGGTGCAGCCGAAGATCGGGATCGTGGTGTCGGTGACTTATACGTTCACTGGTGGGCAGGTGTACGGTGGCACACTTCCGACTGATTGACATATGGCATTCCGAATCGACAATTGCAGCCGTATACGGGTCATTCTGGACCTATCCGCAAAGACCGGACCTCTCACTGATGCTCTGTGCGGTGACGCTCCTCGGTTCGCGCGCGGTGGCGCGTTGCGGTTCGAGTTTCTTCTGGTTCACGGCCCGTCAGCGGAGCTTGCCGACCCTTCGCTTATTGCTGCCGCACGGCTGCGAGTGTTGTCCTCAGAGGACCCGGACTCAGCAATCGGCATCGACAAGACGATCGGTCCGTCGTACATCAACGCCGGAGTTACGGCAGCGCAGTGGGCATCCGGTGAGCCGGAGATGTGTCACTTAAGATTTGAGCTTACGTCCTCAGAGACTGCGGAAGGAGTCTTCGCTGGCACCTTGGCCGATGCTGACGCGGATCATTGGTTCCTCCTCACCCACGGCTCTGGGGACGCCTTTTTGTTTGCCAGCAAGGTGAAGTCCTTTGACGCTGGCTACACGGCCAGCGGAACGCCACCACTGAGCGGCACAGCGGCGAGCATCGAGCAGGTCCGGGCCTATCTCGATGCGGCCCTGGCGCAATACGTCAAGTTCGTCGGGAACCCGCCTGGGCGAAAGCTGGAGCTGACTTCGGGCGTAGGTGGCAAAGTGGTTCAGCTCGGCGCGGACGACGAGGGCAACTTCAGCACCGGCACGCAGCCAACAGATTGATTATGAAAACGGCCGTCTCATTCTTCATCCGATTCGCTCTGGCTCTGTTGCTTTGGTATGGAATCGGTCATGCAATCGCGGCGACGCAGATCGTCGGCTACGTCACGATCACCAACACGCCGGCCGGGCTCACGAGCAACATCGTTGTCAATATCGGGGCAGCGGACACGCGCAATTGGACGAACTCAACGGCAGGAGCCCCGAGCACGAGTATTCAGATCACAAACAGCACATCGGCCAGTGCAACGAACCTGGTGGCCCATCTGACCGCGTATCCGGTTTACTCGGCAGGCGCCGGAACTCCGCAGTTGCTGGCCACGCTGAACAGCACGAACACGAGCGTTGTTAACCTCTACGCGCCGGACAATACCAACATGACGGTTAGCTTCGGAGGGCTCTGGGCGAGGGTGGTCTACGTGACGAACACCTACGCGGACGGTGTCCCGATCTTGAACCGAACGAACTCGATGAGCAGCACGGCGCGGACGAACGCGGAGAACGCAATCGTCAACCTGCTGGCGGTGAACCGGGCAACGAACCAGGTGCCGCTGGCGTCTGGGTTCCTCGCGAAGTACACGGACACGAACACCGCGCAGACACTGGGGAACAAAACGCTGATTGGTCCGGTGGTGATCGGGGGGAGGTGGACGACGATCACGAACTTGACCGGGACCAATGTGGCGCTGACGAATGTCACTCTTCGGCTGGTGACTGCGAGCGGTGTGACAATTACTGAGGGCACGTACAGCGGAACGATCGCCAGCCTGACGAACGGATCGATCTTCTCCAACTTCCTTGCTTACGCGCGTCTGTCGAACCCTTTAGCAACGAACCTTGTGAACTACGGGAACGCGTTTCGGTCCGAAGGAACGGGTGGAAACTCGTTTCAGGTGGGATCGAATGCGCAGGCGCTTGGGTCGCTTGGGATTGCCGTCGGAAACGGAGCCGTTTCTGGTTCAGCGAATGCGTCAGCTTTTGGCAATTCTACATTGGCAACAAACATCAACACGACGGCAGTTGGGTACGGGGCACAGGCCACAACAAATTACGCAACCGCAGTCGGCACTGGGGCCACGGCATCTGCGGACAACGCGATTGCTGTCGGAGAAGGTGTAGTCACAAGTGGAAGTTTTGC